TGTTGTGGGTGGTAACGCTGCCCCGTTAATTACCGGCGTATCCCCCCGTCATATGACTGCTTACTATGGTGAGGCCTATGCGTGGCCGGGCGAGTCCGGTGTGGCATCAGAATGGCCCATTCTGGCCCTAGAGGTCAAGGGCAACCGCATGCGGTTATTCGATGAGGAAAAAATCTACTACATCGGCGCTATCGAAACCCCGCAGGAAATCAAGGATTGGGCGGCTCACCCATGGAACACAGCCCAGAATCTCCAGCTCATCGAAGCCCGCGACCACCACGCGGGTGTGCCCCCAGTAGTGAGGTTCCGCGACCGGTGGCTTCTGGAAGGTGAAGAAGTCGCAGGCATCATCGAACCATTGATTGCGCTGCAAAGCCGTATCGACCGCACGAGCTGGGAGGCCGCGGTCGCCCAATACTACAGCGCTTTCAAGCAGCGCTACGTCATCGGCTGGGCTCCAGCTGATGACGTTGAGGGCATCCGCATGCGCGCCAGTGACGTGTGGCTCATTGACGCCGACGCGAAGGTCGGCCAGTTTGATGAAACGGACATCCGCCAGTATGTGGATGTGAAGCAGGCGTCTATCCGTGATATGGCGGCTATCGCCCAGGTGCCAGCCCAGTCGCTCGGCGCTAACGCTATCAGTAACGTTTCCGCAGATGGTTTGGCGGCTATGGAATCTGCCAAGGATCGGAAATCCTCAGAGATCCGAACCTCCCTGGGTGAATCTTACGAGCAGCTGCTACGGCTCTGTGCTCACCTTGATGGTGACCAGCAGGAAGCTGCCGACTTTGCGTCCGAAGTCAAATGGGCCGACATGACAGCCCGAAGCTTCGCTCAAACGGTGGATGCCCTGGGGAAGCTGGCCACGATGCTGAGTATCCCCCCGGAAATCCTTTGGGAAGACATCCCCGGGTTCACTGCTGAAAAGATTAAACGCATCAAGCAAACGATGACTAGAACCCCAGGGTTTGATGCTTTTGATGCTACGGCGGAACCTCCACTAGGCGACACGATTACGCGCTAACCCCCGGAGAGGCAGGTGACACATGGACCTGTACTCATACCATCAGGCTGACCGGCATATCATCGACTGGCTGGCTGAGGCGATCTACAGCCTCATCACCAACCGGGGCGTGCCCACCAGCCTCGATGACATGTGGGAGCTCGTCACCGAGCTAATCCCCCTAATCCAGGAAGCACGCACCCAGTCATATAAGGTTGCTATCGCCCACATTCATTCCGTGGCCACCACCCATGGCGTCCAGATCACCCCAGCGCCCCAAAAACCCTACTACCCTAATGCTGCCTGGAAAATGTTAGCTAGGGCCCTGGGATGGAACCCCACCCAGGACCCTATCCCCGGTCGCATCACCGACTACGATGCCACCTACCAGCAGCAGCTCGCGGACAAAATCATCCCCTTCCCGCCCGACCCTACCGACCCCGTCCTGGTTGACAAGGTAGCGCGCCGGGTAGCGGCAGGGGTAACGCGGCATGCCCGTGCCGCAGGCAGGGATGCCATCGCTGATACGGCTGACCGTAATGAGGCTAAACCAGCTAAGCGACGGGTTGTAGTGCAGGTGGATAACGAATCAGATGCCAGGCGACTGCGTGATGAGCTCTCCGACCCCCGCAAGGTAGCAGTTGACCAATATGTCCGGCCGGCCAAGGGCGGTGGGGTAGTGCTGGGATGGGCCAGGGTTCTCACCGGTGCGGAAAGCTGCGCGTTCTGCGCCATGCTTGCGTCCCGCGGACCCGTGTATGAGGAATCCACCGTCCTCACCTCGGAAGAAGGCAAAGCGTACCACGATCATTGCGACTGCAAAGCAGTGCTGGTGATTAAGGGAAGGCCATGGGAGGGCGAAGCCGAATACAAGGCGCTTAAAACGCTTTGGAATGACGCCCGCGATCATCCCACCAAAGAGGAACTAGATAATGACCTAGAGATGCCAATAGACCGGTTCAGCAGCCGCTATCGGCAACTGGCGAAAGAAAATCCAGAAGTATTCGCAACCTTTAAGGATAGCGCCGACGATCCTGGCCAGCAGCCAGAGGAGATAGTGCCCGACTCTCACCCCGGCGGGGAAGACCATGGTCAGTCTCCCCGGCCGGTGGAGGATTCCGGTAGCGTGTCAGAAGACGGCGGTATGGGGTTGGCTGGGAGTGCTTTCGAACAGCCAAATAGTGATGGAACATTCACGCTGCCGGCGAAAGACGGATTCCCCGAACTACGGTTATCGACGCTTTATCCATATGATTTGGACGAATACCCGCGGCTGGAAGCACCTGAAACTATGGAGCAGGCAGCAGTGCAGGTATCTCGTGTGAATTCCTTTGCTAACTGTGTGCGTGCTACTGCTGCTGCTGTGATGCGGATGCGCGGCTATGACATCTACCCGTACGCTACCTTGTATTCCGGCTCTGGTGGAGGTCTTCAAATCCTTGAGGCTTTGAAGATGTGGGAAACCCCTGAAGGTCCAGTAGAGGCAATTCAAACCACCGCTGAAGGCTGGGAAGCTGCGTTAAAGAAAATGCCTGATGGTTATGGGGTGTTTTCCTTTGAAATAGCGGATGCGCAGCAAAGGCATGTGATTCTCTGGAAGAAGGCAAGCGGTGGCGTGGTATTCGTTGATCCCCAAGCTGGAAAGGTAATTCCTTATGAGAAAATAGATGCTGAAGCTGCCACCGATGTCATTATTGCTAGGTTGGATAATGCTGAGCCTGTAGCCTGGAATCTTCCTGATGTTATTCAACCATTTGCTAGCATGTAAGTCAGATCTGGTTGTATGTAAGAGAGGTGTTTGTGGTGATTGATAAGAGAACCGCCTACGACATCTTCCGCAAAGAAGCGGATGAAATGGTGAAGGTAGGTACGCCTCATGTGAAGGAAACCGGATTGGAAAATGATGAGTTTTTCTTCGCTACTATTGCCGCGTTGGAGTCTTTTCAGGGAGATAAGCGGTTCTTAAACCCTCCTGGGACTCCTGTGGCGCTTGTCCGTAAGTCTGATGGGGAAGTAGTTAAGATGCATATCCAAACCCATCTGGAAGAATGGGTAGACATGAAGGCTACTATGACCCCTGTGAACTATTTGGCCGCTTAATCGCCAACACACCCGTAATTTCATGTAATGAGATTACGGGTTATCTTATGCCCAAATCTGCCTGTTTTTGAGGAGTTCGACCCACGTGCGTTTGAAACGCGGAAGGGCTCGCATCGCTATGGACTAACCCCACCGGTCTGGTGGGGTTTATTTATGCCCACCCCCTACATTTCACACAATCAAGGAGGCAATCATGCCGAATAATATCACCGATACCCAAGATGAAAAACAGGAAGAAACCACGAACCCTGCTGTGCAGAACTCGGAAGAATCCTCCCCATCGCAGTCCCCAGCCCCGGAGATGACCCTGGAAGAAGCCCTAGCGGAGCTGGAAAAAACCCGGCAAGAACGCGATGCGGTTCAAGCCGCCGCCCAGAAATGGCAGCAGCATGAGGACTCGCAGAAATCAGAGCTCCAGCTAGCCCAAGAGAAGCTAGCCGCAGCCCAGCAGGAACTCGCCCAAGCCCAAACCACAAACCTGCTGCTAGAGGTCGCAGCAGCCCACGGTATCAAACCTGAGGATGTGCCGCTGCTGGGCACTGGCACGAAAGAAGACCTAGAGGCCCGCGCGGCCAGGATTAAAGAACTCTACGGTGCAGGAAATACCGCCCCGCCGTCGAATAGTCCCCGCCAAAACGTCCAGTCTGGGTCCGGGGTCGGTAACGAACCCCAGCCAGACCCGGTAACCTACCCCAGCTCATGGGTGCCTAAAGCACTCCGCAAGAACCACGATCAGTAAGGAATCCGCCATGGATATCACTAAAGTTCATTATGATCCAGCAGCCGCTATCACGGTGAAAGCGAAGAAGAAAATCCCCGCCGGCACGTTTGTTGTTCCCGCCGACGACATTGTTGGCCGAACCCCGGTTGTTGATATTGCCGCTGCTGACGCTTACCCGTTTGGTGTAGTAGCTCATGATGTAGACAAGGACGGCTATGTCACTGTTTACCGCGCCGGGCATGTTCTCGATGCCCTAGCCGCTGGCACGTTTGTTGCCG